GTTTCCCAGTCACGATCAAGGGGTGTCTGGGAAGAGTTCACCGATCGGGAGATTGACGGGACAGCCATTCAGGTGGGTGATCGGAAGCTGATCGTGCCAGCCAAGGATCTGGCGACCAAACCAGACGCCTCGGCGAAGGTCACGATTGGCACGTTGGTGATGAAGGTGATCCGGGTTGAGGATTTCATGGTTGAGGGGTCAGCGGCGGCGTATCGGTTACATCTCAGAGGGGCAGCGCAAGTCTAATGGCATCTAATGTCAGCTCAGCCGCCCAGGTCATTGAGGCACGCCTCAGTACCCAATGGGGTGCGACGACGCCCATTCTCTGGGAGAACGCCACGGACGAACCGCCTGACGTCTCCGATGGGTGGATCCGGCCGACTATCCTCTGGGGTGACTCGTTTTTGATCACCAAGAACGGGCGTAACACGATTGTGGGCGTATTGTCCATCAACGTCTACACACCCAAGAATGCGGGTATGGGGGTCTCGGACGGCTACGTGGATGACCTCAGAGATGCGTTCAATCGCCTGAAATTGGCCGGTGCGGACGAAACGATCCGGTTTGGGATACCGACCGCAGGGCAAGCGGTCACAGACCCGTCAGAGGGCTGGATGGTGAAGAACGTGAGTTGCCCCTTTGAGATCGACGAGACGGGCACATGACCAACTACGCCAATGACTTGGGCTCAATTGAGCTTGGCGGGGTCACTGTTGGCGAGGTGTTGTCCTATGCGTTCGAGGGCGCTGACGATGGCGTGATTGAAAGCACGATCAAGGGTGAGACGGTCAAGACGGAGCAAGGCGGTCGGGTCAATCTGGGGACGGTGACGATCGTCGCCCAGTTTGACTACGGGGATTCGACCGGACAAGCGGTGTTGCTGGATGACGTGATTACGGGTGCCGGGACGACGCTGACGGCCAATCTGATTGCCGACACGGGAGAGGAGATCCAGGTCACGGGGTTTGCCACCAGTGTTGGCGAAATCAGCGACGAGGGTGAGGGGATCCAGCGGGCGACGTACACGATGCAGATCTTGAGTGTGACGCCGGCCAGTGGGGTGGGTGACTTCGATACGCTGATTGCTGAAGACACGATGGATGAAGCCTAATGGCGGTTGTTGGGATCACGTCGCACACGCCGGATCTCGGATACGGTGGATGGGAACACAATCGCCCGAATGACACCAGTATCGGGATTGATAGCACCGAGGACTGGGTCAAGTTGACAGACACCGTTCCGACCATGGTGCGCAGCACGAGCGATGTACGGAACGACCATTTTGCCATTGAATGTAAGGTCAAGGTTGACAGTGTTGCCGGCGGGACAAATCAACAGTTTGGCATCAACATTTGGCGTCGTGGGGACTCCACGATCCAGGCGAATCCCTCGAACTTCGAGTCGGAGGGGTTGTTCGTGTTCTATCGCGACAGCGGCACGGAACAATCGTCCGGTGTGGAGATCCACAGCCTGGAATACTACATCTTCAACGATACGACCAAGGCGATCTCCAGTTCTGGGATTCTCGCGACCGTGGCGTCGGAAGACATCCTGTTTATTGGGCGGGGCTTTGCCTGGCCAGGGCGGTATTTGCGCCTGGAGGTGGATTATCCCAACGTGGTGGTCAAGGATCGGGAAGGGAACGAGAGTGAATTCACGACTCGAGGCACGATTGTGATGACGACCGACCTACGGGATAGCGACCACTTGCGGCAAGGATTCTCAGGAAGACGGGGTGCGTCGGCCTCAAGTGGGTGGTTCATGCACGAGCTACGGACATACGAATAATGGACTTAGACCTCGACAAGATGGAAGCCCACGGGGCCACGGAAAAGCCGATGTTGGAGTTGCTGTACCAATTGGTGCGATCGCAGCACGTCACGGTCACGGGGCCGGTGTTGGAGCTGGGGATCTACCAAGGGGACGGGTCGGAGTCCATGGTACGCGCTCTCCGTGGGTCGCCTCGTCGGTACATCGGCGTGGATCGCAATCGAGCACACTGCAACCATGTGCGCGCGCGGTTACACCTCCAAGCGCCATCGGAGCGGTTTGAGATTGTGGCCAAGGATGCCATCACGTTCCTGGAAGACTACCGGGGTCCGAAGTTCGGCTTTGTGTTCATCGATGACACGCACGAGAAGGCCCATGTGGTGCGCGAGATTGCCCTGTGCCGGTCCCATTGTGCGGTGGGTGCCCTGATTACTGGTCATGACACGATCAACTATCCTACGCTGGCTGAGGCGTTTGTGGAGGCAGGCGGACAGGCGTTGGTGGTGGGTGAACGTGGGCTCGGGGTGTTACAGGTCTGATGCCCATTCGGAATATCGTGCCAGCACGGCCGACTAGGGTCAAAGGGTCACGGACGATCACGTTGGTGGAAGCCAATCAGATGATTGATCAGGCAGGGCAACGAGCCATGCGGCTCCTGGTGCTTGAGGTTGCACAACGGATGGTGAGACGGACACCAGTCCGTTCGGGACGGGCGCGAGGGAATTGGCAGGTCAGCATTGGTGGACCACCGATACGGGAGACAGGGAAGTTTGACCGGACGGGCCGTCGCACGATGAACCTGATCAACACGCAAGTCGAGCGGTGGCGGTCGGGGCTTAAGTTGTTTCTGGTCAATCTGGTGCCGTACATCAACCGGTTGGAGCATGGCTGGTCGAAACAGGCCCCGCAGGGCATGATTGGCATTACATTGGCAGAGATACCACAGTTGGCGCGTCAGGTGGCACAGCGCGTTCGCCGGGGGGTGCATCCTCGGTTCAGACGGCCACACTTTTTTTAGCAGGAGTCGTAGCACATGGCGAATTTTGCAAATGATCTTGGGTCCATTGAGGTCGGTTCCCAGGCCGTGGGCGAGGTGTTGGCCTATAGTTGGGATGGGGCCGATGTGGGTGTGATCGAAGACACGATCAAGGGGGAGACGGTCCGGACGTTCAAGTCTGGCCGTGTGGATCTTGGGACTTTCACGATCACGGCGCAGTTCGATTACGGTGACACCAATGGGCAAAAGGTGTTGCTGGATGATGTGATTGCCGGGACGGGGACCAGTCTGACGGTTGATCTGATCAGCGATACCGGTAAGGAGATCAATCTCACGGGGTTTGCGACCGGGGTGAGCGTCGAGAATGCGGAAGGCGAAGGCATTCAGCAGGCGACGTACGTTGGGAAAGTCACCGCCGCCTCCGTGGCTTGGGTCTAATGGCGGGCATCGCACGGAAGAAACTGACCGAGGGTCAGCAATCCCTGATTGCGCGGGTCCGGGAGAAGTACTACACGGATCGTATTCAGGTCGAGGTCCCAGAATGGGATGAAACGCTGTATTTCCCGAAGATCTCGTCACGGGCCGCCCAGATGACCGAGAACAAGGCGGGTGAGGACGAACTGGAGCGGCAGGTCAAGTATCTGATCCGATTCGCGCAGACCGAGGACGGTGAGCGGGCGTTTGCGGATGAGGATTTTGAGGACGTGATGGAGATGGCCGAGCTCCAGTTGATCGGTCGCGTGATTGTGGCGGTGATGGAAGGAACCATGACGGACAAGGAGGCGGACGCGCTGGTACAGCATGACCCTTTACCCAGCTCCACCTCCGCATCGCCGTCAAACTCCGCAAGTCCCTCGCCGAAGTCCGCGAATTTGAACTCAACGAACTCGCCCTCTGGGCAGCCTACTTCCGCGCCGAAAGCCATGAGCGCAAGCTAGAGGCGATGCGTGAGAAGGCACGAAGGATGAAGGCGTGACGACCCCGATTATTGGGTTTGGCGGCTCGTTTGATTCCAGTGGTATCACCACAGGGTCAGCGCAGGCTAAGCGTGCGCTCGCGCAGGTGGATCGGCAGGCCGTCATGGCCCGGCAACGCATGTTGCAATTGCGGGCGCAGACGACCGGGGCGTTTACGACGATGGCCGTGGCGGCTGGTGGCATGAATACCATGGTCGGAACCTTGGCAACCTCCTTTTCGTCGTTGGCCGTGGCGTCTGGGCCAATTGCGCTGACGGCGTTGGCGTTGACGGGTGTGGTCGCGATCGTGGCTCGGTGGCGGGCTCGGCAACGGGAAGTCACCGAAGAACTGGCACGGAGTGCCCAGGAAGCCCAAAAGAATCGCGAATCATTCGCAGCGTTCGAGCGATCGATCACGGAACGGCCGGCGGTGGAGGTGGCGCCGACCCGCACGGGAATTGAACAGGCCACGCAACAGTTACGGCAGCTTGAGGCGCGGCGTGATGGGCTGGTCCGCATCCGGCGGTCGTTGGCTGAGTTCAAGGTCAATCCGCAACTCGAACGCAACATCCGAGACTTGATCCGTGACATCAAGGACATGGAAGGGGCCATTGCTGGGGCGCGAGAGGAGATGGAGAAGTTGGCCAATGCGCCATTGCCACGGCTTGCGGAGCGTGCGTTTACCGGGGATTCCCCGTTTGGACTTCAGGCGGCGGCCAATCGCGTCGGCTTGGGTGGTGATCGTGACTGGGAAAC